CTTGCATTAGCAGAACCAGCAGTAGTGGCACAATTAGTTGATACATATACCTTAATACCATATATATCACCTATTTGACCATTTCTAATAGTATTAGAACTACCAGACTCTCCTGTAAATGCCTGTTCTGTAAACCTAGAAAGACCCATCATAGTGTTTCTAGCTACAGGTGGAATAACAAAACTACGTCCTTCCATTGGAACATCAGCATCATCAAGACGTTGAATAGCTCTTCTAAATCCTGCATCTGTTAATGCAGATTCATTATTACTACTATGAACATATTGTGTGTTACCATCACCA